GCATTGGCACAAACCACGCTCGGCAATAACATTGCCGTTGTTCAAACAGCAGGTACTGTTCAGGCTGGTCGTAGTCACAATTCGGTTAACGCCGGAACTGCTGCTACTACTAACACTCTCCCTTTACGAATTTTGGAGTTTGTTGACGGCCCAGAAAGTACAGTTGGTGATGCTTTTACTAATGTTCTTCTGACGTATAACGCCGGAATGCATCAGTATCGCAGAGCCTTAGGCACATAACAGGAGACTAGCGAATGGCTATTTCAAGAGCGCAAATGCTCAAAGAGCTGCTTCCGGGTCTTAATGCCCTGTTTGGCTTAGAGTATGCAAAGTACGAAGACGAAGATAAGATGGTTTACGAAACTGAATCCTCTGATCGCTCGTTTGAAGAAGAAGTGAAGTTAAGTGGTTTTGGCGCTGCACCCGTAAAGCCTGAAGGTTCCGCAATCAATTATGATTCGGCGCAAGAAGCTTTTACAGCTCGTTATACCCACGAAACTGTAGCTCAAGGTTTCGCAATTACAGAAGAGGCTATGGAAGACAACCTCTATGCTTCTCTGTCTCAGCGATATACCAAAGCACTAGCGAGAGCGATGGCTTATACCAAGCAAGTTAAAGCTGCATTCCCTTTGAACAATGGCTTCACTAACGCTTATCAATCTGGCGATGGTGTTAACTTGTTCACAGCGGTAGGTGATGGCATAGCTGGAGGCGGAGGTCACCCGCAAGTTAATGGTGGCTTTAACTCTAATCGTCCTGCGGTTGGAGCTGATTTGAATGAAACTTCATTAGAAGACGCAATAATTGCTATTGCGGCTTACACTGATGAGCGTGGACTTTTAATTGCTGCCCGACCAAGACGCTTGATTGTTCCCCCCAACCTGATGTTTGTTTCAACTAGAATCCTAGATTCTGAGTTGCGTGTTAGTACGGCTAACAACGACATCAACGCCATTAAGAACAACGGTTCTATACCTGAAGGTTATGCAGTCAATCATTATCTGACTGACACTAACGCATGGTATATTATTACTGACGTTCCAAACGGCATGAAGCACTTTGAGCGTACTCCGCTTGAAACTTCAATGGATGGCGATTTCGATACTGGTAACGTGCGTTACAAAGCACGAGAGCGTTACAGTTTCGGTGTTTCTGATCCACTAGGAATCTACGGTTCACCCGGAGCTACCTAGAGCAAGTTAAAGACTCTGCCAGATTTTGGCAGGGTCTTTTTTTATAGGTCATGTCAACTGTCTGAAATCTTAATCAAGTTTTGGTGCAAAGATAGGTCAAGCTAAACATTTGATGAGCAAGACAATGCTCAGACGTTCTTTCTTTCCCAGTTGATATGATTTTTAATTCTAGGAACATATTAGTTTTAGCGACCATCCTAGTGGACGTTACGAAGACGCTAAGACGAATCCTTTCGTAAGAGGTAATTATCATGGCTAGAAGATCAAGAAGTTCTTTCGGTGTACTTAGAGCGCTTGGCGGCTACTACATGCAAAGCTCAGACTCTATTGTTGCTTTGACTGCTGACACCACAATCAATCCCGATGACCACGCTGGTAAATTAATTCTTATTAATAACTCAACGCTGACCATCACTCTCCCAACTATTAACAACGACATGGAGCCTATTACTTCTGGCCCAGACGAAAACCCTAATAGTTTAAACAATACTGGCATTTGTTATGACTTCTTGTTCCTAACAAGTTCTGGAGTCAGTACTACTATTCAAGGCAACAGTTCTGCCGACTTAATGATGGGCGGCATTATATCTGTCAAGGCCGGTATTACTAATCTGCATTTCCACGAACCCAATTTAAGCAGTAACTACCAGATCATTATGAATGGAACTACTACTGGTGGTTTGGCTGGAACGCGCCTTAAAATTCAGGCTGTTTATACCAACAGGTACTATGTTGAGGGAACAAGCATTGGCTCATCCACCTTGGCTACCCCTTTTGCTGGCTAACTCAAGGTACTTGCGGGGTTCGCCCCGCTTTTTTTGGAGAACAAAATGGCCGATGTACTGACAAGCCAAGTAATTCAAGATGGCCCTCGAAATGCTATCTTAAAGTTTACAAATGTTAGCGATGGGACGGGACAGTCTTTAGCTGTTCTTGTTGATGTCTCTACGCTTAGCGCAGACCCTCTAACCAAGCAAGTGTGTAACGGTGTTACGTTACAGTCGATCACTTATTCCAATGTAGGAATGGGAGTCAAATTGTTTTGGGATGCCACTACTAATATTCCTTTGTTAAACCTTCTCACCGATTGGTCGGACCAATTAGATTTTTCTGATTTTGGTATACCTAACGATGGGGCGGCGGGCAAGACGGGAGACATTTTAGTAACCACTAGCGCCGCTAGTGTTGGTGACACTTATACATTAGTTTTAACTTTAACCAAATCTTATGTGAGCGTTTAAGGCGTTATATTATTATGGCTAAATTAGAAATTTTTCAAAACGGTAACTTTAATAATGGCGACCCTGTTTTTCAAATTGGCGTTAAAAATGCCGATGGAGAATACGATATTAAAGTATTTGAGATAATGACCAGCTCGGAAGCCGCAGCGAAACTAAAAGAAATGGGCGGCTCCCCGGCAGCGGCTGCAACTAAAAAGCCTTCTCCCCCTAAAAAACAAGAAGTAGTTGAAGAAACTGAGGTAGCAAGCAAGTCTGATCTTAACAAGATGACTAAGCTGGAGCTTGAAAGTTTTGCTAGAGAATTTGGGGTAGAGTTAGATCGGAGAGAAAAGAAAAATACTTTAGTCAAGGAAGCTTACGAGGCTCAGTTTGATGGCTAGAAATTATCGGAAAGAATACGATAATTATCACTCCTCCGGCAAGCAAAAGAAAAATCGTGCTGCTCGAAATGCGGCTCGCAATTCTTTAGAGGCCAACGGGCGCGTAAAGGATGGAGAGAAAAAAGATGTTCACCATCGTGATGGCAACCCTCTTAACAACGACTCATCTAATTTAGTTGTTACTTCAAGGCAAGCAAATCGAAGAAAGAATAGGGCTGGAGGCGGCATGGCTAAAGATAAAAACTGGATACAAAAAGCGATAAAGAATCCGGGTAGCTTACGGAAAAAGGCTGGAGTTAAGAAAGGCCAAGACATTAGCAAAAAGGAATTAAGTAAGCTTTCTAATTCTCGTAATTCCACTACGCGAAAACAGGCTAACTTAGCCAAAACATTAAGTAAAATGAATACTGGCGGTCAATGTAGAGGTTCTGGGATAGCCATTCAGGGCATTAGGCCAGCTCGACACATATAAACAGCGTGGTAGCTTATGAAAGGCAAAGAGAAGGTTGGTTATGTAATGAGGGAGTTTAAAGACGGCAGGCTAAAGTCTAGCTCTGGAAAGAAAGTAACTGATCGGAATCAAGCTATGGCTATCGCTATGAGCGAGGCTGGCATAAACAAAAAAATGTTCTCTGGCGGCAGGCTGGGTGATGGCAAGGCCGTTCAAGGACAGACCAGAGGGCGAATAGTGTAATGGCAACTAGCGGAACTTATGCCTTTAATCTTGATCTGGGTGACATTATTGAAGAAGCCTATGAGCGGTGTGGTTTAGAGCTGCGGTCAGGATTTGACTACAGGACTGCTAGACGTAGCCTAGATTTGCTTATGCTTGACTGGCAAAACAGAGGTCTTAGTCTGTGGACTGTGAAATCAGCTACTATAACTCTTGTTGCTGGAACAGGAACTTACACTCTTACTCCTGAGAAGTTAGACGTAATAGAAGCGTTCATGAGAACCAACGCTGGCGATATTACTCAGCAGTCAGACTTAACCATGCAACGAATATCCATTTCTCAGTATTCTCAACAAACAAACAAACTCCTTCAGGGACGGCCTATTCAATACTGGATAGAGCGAGCGCCTACTGGAATTACTTTTAGTGTATGGCCTGTTCCTGATGGGTCTCAAACATGGACGCTAGGGTATTACTATATGGAAAGAGTCGAAGACTCAGGAACTCCAGCATCTTTAGATATGGATGTTCCGGCACGTTTCTTGCCTTGCTTGGTGGCTGGATTGGCGTACATGATTGCAATTAAAAGGCCGCAAGCTGAAACAAGAATACCTTTTCTGAAAGGGGATTATGAAGAGCAATGGACAATGGCTTCTGATTCAGCGCGAGAGAAAGCAGCGTTGTATGTTGTTCCCGGCGGGTATGAATATTTATGAGTAGCTTTGCGAGCGGTAAACATGCTTTTGGATTTTGCGATAGGACGGGCTTTAGATATCCATTAAGAGACCTTGTTCCTCAAATTGAGGCTGGCAGGCCCAATGGAATGCTAGTGGGTCGTGATGTGCTTGATGTGGACAATCCTCAGTGGAAGCTGGGCATGATAAATATGTCTGACCCTCAAGCGTTGAGAGACCCACGACCTGACGGCGGCTACGTTCAAAGCAGAGCGCTTTTTGCATGGGACCCAGTAGGTGGCGGTAACACCGCAATGGGAAGTCGAACAGTTGGCCTTGATTGCTCTGGTCATGTGGGTCGAGTAACGGTGGAAATTACAT